CGCGGTGCGGCACTTAAACCAATTATGAAAGCGTTAGAAAATTTAGACGTGCGCTATATGGGTTTAGAAATCTCTGACCCTATGTTTGAAGCCGCAAAAAAAGAAATACCTATGGCTGACGTACGTAAGTTTGATTTACGTGAAGGGTATCCAAAAGTAATTAGTTCAGTAACACTATCTATTCTTACGTTACAGTTTATTCCTATTGAATACCGTCAAAGAATTATTCAAGATGTTTACGATTCGCTTACACCGAACGGCGTATTTATCTTTGTAGAAAAGATTTTAGGCGCAGATTCGTACGCAGATAACGTTTTTGTTAATACTTATTTAAACCGTAAAGGTAATAACGGTTATACGCAAGAACAGATTAACAATAAGCGTAAAGCCTTAGAAGGCGTATTAGTCCCTGTAACCGATAAGTGGAATAAAGAATTACTTACTGACGCAGGATTTAAACACGTTGATTGCTACTGGCGTCACCTTAACTTTGCTGGCTGGTTTGGTGTTAAGTGAAACCGCCGTACGCAGTTCCTACTATGAAAGAAGTTACGAAAGTACGCGGTACTAACGGTTATGTAATCGCTTCTACCTTCTCAGGTTGCGGTGGCTCTTGTTTAGGATTCGAAATGGCAGGATACGCAGTTGCTTGGGCTAATGAATTTATAGAAGAAGCCCGTAATACTTATGCGCTTAACCACCCCGATACGTTTATGAACGGCGAAGATATAAGAAAAGTTAGTGCTAAACAAATCTTTGACGAAGGAAAGTTTTACGAAGAGATAGACGTGCTTGAAGGTTCGCCACCGTGCGCTTCCTTCTCTATGGCTGGCTCACGTGAAAAGGCTTGGGGAAGTACTAAGAAATATTCAGACGGCGTACAACGCTCAGACGATTTATTCTTTGAATTTACAAGAGTACTAAAAGATTTACAACCTAAAACTTTTGTAGCAGAAAACGTTACTGGATTAGTACGCGGTAAGGCTCTTGGTTACTTTAAAGAGATTATGGTTGAACTACGTTCTGCTGGTTATATGGTTGGCGCAAAAGTTCTTGACGCTTCATATTTAGGCATACCGCAAGCGCGCCAAAGGTTAATAATCATAGGCGTACGTAATGACTTAGTAGATAAATACGGAGTAGTTCCAACCTTCCCTACTCCTATGAATACGCGTTACACGTTACGTGACGTACTAGAAACTAACGCAGAACGTATCACGCACGACCCTGAAACTAATTATGATATTACTCTTGACCGTTACGCACTAGGCGTAGAGTATGACAAACTAAAGATAGGTCAGCAAAGCGATAAGTACTTTCAATTAGTCCGACCAAGTTTAGATAAGCCTATTGGAACTATTACGGCTACTGGTGGAAACGTAGGTGCGGCAAGCGTTACTCACCCGTTAGAGAAAAGAAAGTTTACGTTAAAAGAGTTACGGTTATTAAGTTCCTTCCCTGAAGACTTTGAACTAACTGGAACTTATGAACAAAGGTGGGAAAGAATCGGTAGAAGTGTTCCGCCTTTAATGATGAAAGCAATAGCAGAAAGTGTTAAAGTTAATATCTTGGATAAGTGTTTATAGTGTAACTATAGGAAGGAAATAACGTAATGGTATACGAGAATAAAGTTGGAAAGATATGGATTCACTTAGGTTTTATGCGAGCGTTTGGATTAGGGCTACACGTAAGTAAATACGGAATGACTATAGAGTTCCTATGCGTTTACGGTGGCTTGGAGTGGTAAATGGAACACAATGAATTGTTGGCAAAGATAGATAGTTTTACTTGTTGTTCAGGCGCACACGAACTTGCCCTTCGCGCAGTAGTGGAATTACATAAACCAGTTATGGCATTCACTGGTGGATATGATGGTGAAGAAAATGAATTATGGGGAGAACGGTGTCAAGAGTGTTCAGGTAATGGCTTTAGCCAAATGTATCCCTGCCCAACTATTCAGGCTATAGAAAAAGAGTTAGCGTAATGCCTATCTATTTTTTTAAGTGTTATACGTGTATGAAGCAGGAGAATATTTACTTTGGTTTTAATGATAAGCACGAGAAAACCTGCGAGTGCGGTAACGCTATGAGTAAAGTTATACAGGCTACGCCAGCAATCTTTCGCGGTGGCGGTTGGGGGAAATCGTGAACTGGGGTTCGTTTATTCTTGGTTGGTTTATAGGCGGTTTTGTAGTTCCCTTTTTATTTGCGTTACTTCTTACAATAGGTAAGCGACTATGAGCGGTAAAGCAAGACCGTCACGAATTAAACCCGAAACCGTAGAACGTGAAGCAAAAGTATTACAACTAAGGCGTGGCGGTTTAACGTTTGATTTAATTGCTAAAGAGTTAGGGTTTGCTAATCCTTCAGGCGCACATAAGGCTTATGTAAACGCTTGTAAAAGAATTATTCGTGCTGATGTAGAAGAGTTACGCGGTACGGAGTTAGACCGTTTAGACATAGCACAAGGCGCGCTATGGAACAAAGTAATGCGTGGGGAAGTCCCTGCGGTTATGGCAGTATTAAAAATAATGGAAAGGCGAGCGCGCTTACTTGGTTTAGATATGCCAGTTAAAGCGCAGGTGGAGATAACTCATTATGACGCAAGCACCATTGATGTCGAAGTCCAACGGCTTGTTGAACTCCTTAATAGCGGCAAGACGCGTGCGCTGGACGCACCAACTAGCGAGAACGGAACAGATTCCAACTGATAACGAAGATTGGAACACGTGGTTGTTCTTGGCTGGTCGTGGTGCTGGTAAAACGCGAACTGCGGCAGAGTGGCTCGCGTGGAAAGCGATTAGTAACGAAAGTACGCGGTGGGCTATCGTTGCGCCTACACACGCGGACGCTCGTGATACGTGTGTTGAAGGTGAATCAGGAATCCTAAATATTCTAAAAGAGTTCGGAGTATTAAAGGATTACAACCGTTCTATTTCAGAAATCTTTTTAACGAATAGAAGCCGTATAAAACTATTCTCAGGAGAAGAGCCTGACCGCTTACGTGGACCACAATTCCACGGCGGTTGGTTTGATGAGTTAGCCGCATTTAAACGTCCTGACGCTTGGGACCAGTACCAGTTCGGTGCGCGATTAGGTCAGCACCCACAAACTATTGTTACTACTACGCCACGACCTACAAAGTTAATTAAAGATTTAGTAGACCGTGAAGGTGTTCGTGTAGTGCGCGGTTCTACTTTTGATAACGCTAAGAATCTTGCGACGTCTGCGCTCGCTGAACTTAAATTGCGTTACGAGAATACGCGACTTGGTAGGCAGGAACTTTACGGCGAAATCCTAGACACGGTTGAAGGCGCGTTATGGACACGTGAGATGATAGAGCGAGCGCGCGTAACGGATATTCCGCCACTAATCAGAATCGTTGTAGCGATTGACCCTGCCGTAACTAATAACTCAAATTCAGATGAAACGGGAATTGTCGCCGCAGGTATTACTTCAGATAATCATTACTACGTTCTTAGTGATAAGTCATTACGCGCTTCTCCTGACGCGTGGGCTAGGCAAGCGGTAAATCTTTACCACGACTTAGGTGCGGATAAGATTATTGCCGAAACTAATAACGGTGGAGATATGGTTACGTTACTTATTAAACAAGTAGACCATAATGCGCCAGTAAAGAAAGTAACCGCGACACGTGGAAAACAATTACGCGCTGAACCTATTAGTTCTTTATACGAACAGGGTAGAGTTCACCACCACGGATACTTTGCTGAACTTGAAACGCAGATGTGCGAGTGGACACCAATCAGTAATGAAAGTCCTGACCGCCTTGACGCTTTAGTATGGGCTATTACAGAGTTAAATAGCGGTAGCAGTAGTATGATGAGCCTTGCGGCTATGGCGGACTTTTGCCCTTCGTGTCGTATGCCTCAGGTTAAAGGTCAAGCAATATGTTCTTCGTGTGGAACAAGTTTAGGAGTTTAAGTGGCGGTCACATACAACACAACGATTGACCAAGGTGCTAATTGGTATATTAACTTTATTTATAAACAACCTGCCGCATTAACTAACGTGAGCGGTAACGGAACAACGGTTACTTATACTTGTAATAATGCTTTTACCGTAGGGCAAACTGTTTCTATTGACGGAGTAATTCCAAACGTTTATAACCTTCAAAATAAAACTATTGCTACTGCTACTTCAACTTCTTTTACCGTTACTAACGGCGCAACGGGTACTTATATCTCAGGCGGAATCGCTACTGTACCTATGAACTTAACTGGCTATACGGCGGCACTTCAAGTGCGCTCGCTTCCTTCTGACCCTGACGCGGTATTAACTCTTACTACCGCAAACGGTGGAATCACAATAACGCCACTTACGGGAATGGTAGCCGTAACGGCAACTGCGACACAAACAGGCGCGATTGACGAAGGCACTTATGTTTACGATATAGAAATCACAGAAAGTGCTAATGTTACAAGGCTGGCACAGGGTCAGGTTATAGTTAGTCCACAGGTGACGCGATAATGGCAGATGACGCAATAATTATTCAACCAATAATTCCGACAGTAGAAATTACAAGTGTTGGTCCGCAAGGTTCAGCAGGTAGTCCTGCTAGTATTTTCTATACACACACGCAAGCGCAAGCGAGCGCAGTATGGACGATTAACCATAACTTAGGTGGAGAACCAACCGCCGTAGTTTTGGATAGCGCAGGAACTAATTGTGAAGG